GCAGATCCGCATCGCCGCGACCGCTGCGGCCACTGCCGCCGCCAGCGGTGCCCTGACCGCCCCGGGCTCGGGCCTCGCCGCCGCCGCTGCTGCCCAGGCCAGCGCCAGCGGAACGCTCACCACCGCCATTACCCTGGCTGCCGCCGCCACGGCCACCGCCACCGCCGCCGGCAGTATCACCCCGCCCGGCGCCGCCCTGGCCGGCGGCGCCATCGCCGCCGTCTTCGCCGCGGGCAGCCTGACCACCGCCATCCGCCTCGCCGCCGCCGCCGCGGCGCGGGCCAGCGCCGCCGCCGACCTCACCGGCGGCAGTTCGCCCAGCCTCGGCGCCGCCGACATCGACCCCGCCTACCTAATTCACACCGCCCGCAACTTCACCGTCCGAGCCCGCCATGGATCAACGCTTCAGTAACGCCTACATCGGCGAGAAAGTGGTCCTCACCTTCGACTACAGCGCCGAGCTGGAAGCCGGCGAGACCCTCGTCGGCACGCCCAGCGTCGACGTCAAGGTCACCTTGGGCAGCGATCCGGCACCGGGCGACGTCACCAACGGCGCCCCGGGCATCGTCGGCAGCGCCGTCCTGCTGCCCATCGACCCCACCGTCGGCGGCGTCGAGTACCGCTTCAAGATGCTCGCCCCGACCAGCAACCCCCTCAAGCTGCTGGCCTGCGTCGGCAAGCTCTACGTCGAGGCGGAGCCGGCATGAGCGCCTCCCGCAGCGAAACCATCCTGGCCCGCGTCTCCGCCGCGCTGGCCAATGCCACGCCCGCCCGCCGTGCGGTCTATCGCTACCGGGGCGAATCCTTCGCCCCGGCCGAGCTGCCCGCCATCGTCGTGCGCCGCGTCGCCACCACCATCGACGCCGCCAGCTTCGATAACGATCAGGTCACCACCCAGTTCGATCTCGAGTGTCTGGTCGCGGCAGGCGAGGGCACAGAAACCGCTGCCGACGCCCTGCATGTGGCCGCCCACACCGTGCTCCAGGCCGATGCCGTGCTCGCCAGTCTCGGCAAGGCCACCCTGCGCTGCACTGGCACCGACAGCGACACCGATGTCGCCGACGTCGAAATGACGCGGCTCGTCGCCCACTACACCATCGACGCCTGGGTTCTCCAGGTCGATTTATCCACCCCGGTCTAAAGGAGAACCACCATGACCATTCGCACCAACGCCGGCCTCAAGCTGTTCATGCAATCGGCCATCGCCGCCGCCGTCACCATCACCTCCGTCACCAAGGCGGCGCCCGGCGTCATCACCACCAGCGCCGCCCACGGCCTGTCCAACGGCGACGTCATCCTGCTCTCCACCCAGGGCATGGTCGAACTCAACGGCCGCCTGTTCAAGGTCATTTCCGCATCGGGATCGACCCTGTCCCTGGCCGACGTCGATGGCGTCACCGGCATCGACACCACCAACTACAACACCTTCACCTCGGGCAGCCTGCAGAAGGTGACGCTGGGCACCTCGATCACCGGCTGCCAGGAGTTCGGCTTCGCCGGGGGCGACATCAAGACCACCGACACCACCACGGTGCACGACCTGCAAGACACCCAGATCGTCGTCGGCGCCAACGCCATGAGCGCCGACATGACCATGCAGTGGGATCCCAGCGCCACCGCCCAGCAGGCCATGATCGCCGCCTTCCAGACCCGCGCCAACAAGGGCTTCAAGATCGTTTGGCCGGATGGTGCCTTCGCCCTGTGGTACGGCACCGTCGGCTACACCGGCGCGCCCGGCGGTGGCAAGCAGGGCGTCACTACCAGCCCGGCCAAGATCACCATGCTCGGCGCCCTGACCATCTGCGCCCAATGAAGACCGTCACCCTGCAACGCTTCCAGAAAGCGCGGGAGCAGCGCGTCGAGGCGGGTGGCTACGTCATCATCATCCGCCGCCCGTCGCCCTACGAAATCGAAGGCGCCAGGGTCCGCGGCGAGAGCCATGGCCTCGACTTCGCCTGCGCCTTCGTCGCCGGCTGGGAGGACGTCCTGGAATCCGACATCCTGCCCGGCGGCGATCCCGAGCCGGTGGGCTTCGACGCCGACGTTTTTCGCGCCTGGATCAAGGAGCGCCCGGAACTCTGGGCGCCGCTCATCGACGGCGTGGTCAGTGCCTACAACACCTGGGCGGAGGCGCGTGAGAAAAAGGGAAACGCCTAGAGGCCTGGCTGGCCACCTTGAACCGGCCAGGCCTCCCTCCCGGTCCATTCCCGCCGGAATGGACGATGGCACTGGAAGCCTGGCGTCTGCTGGGCGGCATGGATTGGCAGGGGATTCCCTGGGTGGTGCGCCATCTTGGCGTGCCGGATGAAGATGAGCTGACGCTGGACCTGATCGAGCTGCGGAACCGACTGCATGGCTGACAACAAGACCGAAATCATCCTCAGCGCCCGCGACGATACGCGGGCCGCCTTCGCCTCCATAGAAAGCGGCCTCGGCCGGCTCACCGGCTCCAGCGTCAAGCTCGGCGACAGCTTCAAGGGCGTCGCCCTGGCGGCGGCCGGCCTGGCCGGCATCGGCTCCTTCGCCGTCCTCAAGGGCAAGATCGAGGACGCCATCGGGTCCATGGCCGACTTGAAGGAAATGTCCGAGAAGACCGGCGCCAGCGTCGAAAATCTAAGCGCCTTGAAGGGCGTCGCCAAGATCGGCGGGCGCGACTTCGACGCCATCAGCGACCAGCTCGTCAAATTCAACAAAGCCCTGCACGGCACAGACGACGAATCCAAGGGCGCCGGCAAGGCCCTGGCCGCGCTGGGGCTGGACATCCAGAAACTGCGCGAGATGGACCCGGCCGCCGCCTTCGTCGAACTCGCCCGCGCCCAGGAAAAATTCGCCGACGGCGGCGGAAAGTCGGCCGCCATGGTTGCCATTCTCGGCAAGTCCGGCGCCCAGGCCATCCCCTACCTGCACGACCTGGCGGACCAGATGCAGCTCGTCGGCAAGGTCACCGCCGACCAGGCCAAGGCCGCCGACGACTACGAGAAAAACCTCAAGCGCCTCAATGCCGCCTGGAGCGCGCTCTCCCGGCAGTTGGCCGGGTCGGTCATCGGCCCCCTCAAGGACATCACCGACTGGATGGTCAAGGCCCAGAAGGAAGGCGGCGCCGTCGAGGCCGTCTTCATGGGCATCGGCGCCGCGGTGGTCAAGGCCTTCGGCGGCGAGATCAACCCCGCCAAGATCATGGAGCAGGACGTCGCCAAGGCCTTCGCCGAAGTGCGTCGACTGGATGCGCTCTCCAAAAAAACACAGGCCGACATCGAGGCCGGCAACTTCGGCATTTTGGGCGAGGCCTTCAGCCGGGGCCGCCTCAAGGATATCAACGCCGACCTGGCCGCCGCCGAACGCCGCCTCAAGTCCCTCACCGCCGCCAACCAGAAGCGCGTCAAGGACGAAATCGCTGCCGACCGGCCCAAGGATAAAAGCCTCGACAAGCAAACCTTCGGCGCCGCGCCAAAGACCGGCGGCACGACGGAGCAGGACAAGGCCGCCGCCCTCATCAAGACCCTGGACGACCAGATCGCCGTCAAGGCCCTCGACCTGCAAGCCACCGACAAGCTCACCGAGTCGGAAAAGGAATACGCCCGCGTCCTGCAGCAGCTCGACACCGGCATCCTCAAGGCCACCCCGCGGCAACGCGAACTCATCCTCGGCAAGCTGGAATTTCTGCGCGTCGCCGATCAGGAACTCGTCGCCCAGGAAAAGCAACGCCAGGCCGTCGAGGCGCAGCAGAAAGTCATGGCCGACTACCTGCCCGGACTCGAAGAGCAGGCCCGCAAGCTCGAAGAGGCGGCGACCCTCTACGGACTGAACGAAGCCCAGATCGCCGCCGTCACCCAGGCCCGCCTGGAGGACGCCATCGCCACCGCCAAACAGAACGGCGCCGGCGAAGAGCAGATCGCCTTCCTGGAGCGCGAACTCGCCGCCCGCCGGCGCATCACCACCGCCCAGCAACAGATCCAGGACCAGAAGGAAAAGCTCAACGAGCTTGACGACTTTGCCAAAAACGCCGCCAAGGGTATGCAGGACGCCATGGCCGAATTCCTCTTCGACCCCTTCAAGCACGGCACCCAGGGCATGTTGCAGGGCTTCGGCGAGATGATCCAGAAGATGATTGCCCAGGCCGTCGCCGCCGATCTTGCCCGCAAACTGTTCGGCGACCTGGTGCAGGGCGGGGAGGGCAAGGGCCTGGTCGGCGGGGCGCTCGACTGGCTGGGCGGTCTGCTCAAAAACGCCGACGGTGGCGTCTACGCCGGTGCCGGCATCGGCGCCTACTCCGGCACCATCGTCAGCCGGCCCACGGTGTTCCCCTTCGCCCGCGGCATCGGCCTCATGGGGGAGGCCGGCCCCGAGGCCATCCTGCCCTTGAAGCGCGGCAGCGACGGCAAGCTCGGCGTCAGCGCCGGCGGCGGCCATGCCATAATGGTCAACGTCGCCATGACCGACGGCGATCCCGCCAAGGTGCACCGCGCCGCCGCCGCCGGCGCCCGCGAAGCCCTGGCCATCATCAACGGAGCCCGCCGCTATGGCTGATATTCAAAAAGTTCGCATCGTTTCCAAAAACGGAGTTACCTGGGTTTACGACGAATCCGGCAATGTAATTCCCTCTGTGACCGGGATTTCTTTGGAGTTCTCCCCGCGTGCCGTATTGGCAAAAATAACTATTTTTCGAGTTGTCGACGAGGCAGAAATCGAGGCTGCAGGGAAAGCAAATGGCTGACTTTCTCGAAGAGCGGATCTCCACTCTTGTCCATATGGGTTCGTCGTTCGGCGATGACTACGAAGTCGAGGTTTCTACCACCAGCGCCGACCAGGAATACCGCAGCCTGATCCACCCCTTCCCGCGGCGCAGCTTCGACATTTCCTACGTCATGGAGCAGCAGTACCTGTGGGATGTCGTGGTCAATCTCTACCACCGCGCCCACGGCAGATATGCCGGGTTCCGCGCCCGCTGCGCAGACGAATACAGCACCAACGGCCTCAAGGGCGTGCCCACCGCCTTCGACGAGCCCATGGCCCTGGTGTCGGCCGGCGTCTATCAGCTCCAGAAGCGCTACGGCACCGACAAGACAGCCGGCGCCGCCGGCTACCCGGTGCGCACCCTATTCAAGCCGGTCTCCGGGACCGTGCTCGTCGCCATCGGCGTCACGGCTATCCGCAGCGCCGACTGGGCGGTCAATACCACCACCGGCCGCGTCACCTTCGCCGCCGACCAGGCCGCCGTCGTCACCGCCATCACCAAGGCGGCCAGCGCGGTGCTCACGGTGGGCGCCGGTCACGGCCTGGCGGTCGGCCAGTCGGTGCAGGTCAGTGGCGTGGTCGGCATGACCGAGATTAATGGCCTGCGCGCCCTCATCACCGCCACCACCAGCACCACCATTACCCTGGCCATCAATTCCACCGCCTTCACCACCTACACCAGCGGCGGCGTCGTCCATACCCGTCCCCAGACCGGCG